TTTGAATATAAATTTCAGTTCCTTTAAATTCCTTAAATCCTTCTTTTTGTTTCTCAATTTGTTTTTCACGCCAAATAGGATCTTTGTATAATTTTATTACCTTATCGGTACCTTTTCTAAAATTTTCAATGGCCGTTTGTTTACATTTTTCTGAATTAGGACCAAACTTTCTTGCTTTAGAAACACTTTTAGAAACCTTTTCATAAATTTCTTTTTTCTTTTTTGGATCTAAATTTAATATTTTATGATATTCCAAAGATCTTTTACTTACATTTTCACAATATTCCTTATATTTTTCCGGATTTTTCTCTTTTAAATTTAAAAGAAAATTATTTTCAGAATGATATAAAGAATGATCAGAATAATTCATCTTAACCAAATTAGTAGGAGAATTATCATATCTATTAAAATTCTTATGATGAATAGTATTTTTACTTATATTTACATATTTTTCGTTATAAGTCCACACATTATCAGGAAAATAAGATGAAACAACACGATGAACAAATTCCCATTTTTTAGTATCATTTTGATAAATTTGTTTATATGTACTAGGATTAGAATTTTGTATTTTTTCTTCGCGTTCATATAAAGGAATTAAACTATCACCAACAATTAAATCTTTGGCATCTACTTTACCTCGACCAATTATAGGAAACATATGATCCGGTGTACATATAAGACTCTTGCCATTATCTAAATAAATTTTCATTACATCTGTATTTTTTCTAGTAACACCGGCCCATTCAATTAATCCGGGTATTATGTGGCCATTGGGATCACAACTATAAACCCAATTTTCTTTACCAGAATTAAATTCTTCTATGAGTGTTGATAATTCTTCACTTCTTCCATCCAATAATTTAATTTTAGTATCCAAAGCAATACAACCAGCGGGTAACGTAGTTACTTCAGTTCCTTTACCGCCTTCACGTCTTGGAAGGAAAAAATCTTCCTGCATCGATAAGAATTTGTGGTCATCTCTTACTTGTCCTGTATCAGAATCATATACCAATTTATTACGAAAATCATTCATAATAATTTTAATATATTGTTCTGCACGGTTAGTTGGCATGTTACCAACATCAACATAAAAAACTCTTCGTTCGGCCGCGCGGCTCAAGCGATAGATAACGTGAGCATCTTCCATTGCGCGTAATTGATTTAATGGTTTAATTGCTTTATGTAAATAACTGACTACCATATTTCTGGTACTATCAATTAGTCCAGAATGCACGTAACATATGGAGTCTACAGCAATTTTTACACCAATGGCTGTAGTTGCTTCAACATTTACAATACCGCGTTCATTATAAAGATAATATTCCAAAATAGAATCTACAATTTCAACTCCACCTTCACCTAATTTTTTCTTGATTTCACGGATTTTTCTAACTCTACGTGGATCTAAATTTCTTAATTCTTTAATACCATCTTCAGGTGAATCGGGATCAATCATAATATGATAGAATAAACGACCATCAACATACCATCGTTTGAAGATTTCCATACCATCTTCATTAAAATTTAGAAGTTTTAAGATTTCATCGAAGCATTTACGTGTTTCGGTTTTAATTTTTTCCGGTTGTTCTAATTTATCTAAATTTATTGAGAGCGCGGGTTTATTATCCTCTTGTACAATTGCGTCGGTTATGATATCTTCGATGGCTTGATCACATTCTGGTTGGCCGGACATATCACGGTAACGCGTACAAAGTTCCGCTTCGTTCTTAGCAGTTCCTTCAAGGTCAACATAAGTTCCGTAAATACCACCAGATGCAATTTGTGAAGCACCATCAAGGTTTGCAGGGATAGCAAATGACTTATATTTTTGTATAGGATTGTGTGATCCTATTTGGAATCCGAGAAGGCGGAACATTTCTGTTAAATAATTTCTGGCCATTATATTTTCACCTTTTTATCAGCCCAAATTTGTTTCATAATTTTAGATTGTTTTTTTCTATATTCAGGACTTTTTAAAGTTTTATTTTTCTTGTCAATTACTTCTGGTGTATGAAATTTTTCAGAAACTGATTGTCGTGATTTTTCTATAAATTCTGGAGTATGTGTTGCTTTCCAATGATTAGCAATAACCTCTGGTCGTTTTTTAGCTTTTCTAACATTTCTTATTTGTTTTTGAATTGCTTCTGGTGTATTTTTGGCTTTTAAATATTTTTCCCGAATTTCTGGTTTAGCCATAGCTTCTTTAGTTTTTTCGGATATTTTTAAATTTTGTTCTGGTGTATTGTGTCTACCTTTATTTCCAGAACCATTTGCATTACCTAACATAGATTTTTTTAAAGATTCTCTGCGTTTTTTCTCCGTTTCCGGCGATTGCATAATCCCCGACAATGATTCCGAAAGAAGCATTTTATAAGCCATTAAGTCTTCTTTTTTCCCCAAGTGCCTCCAAAGATCCTTATGTAAAGCGGCATGTAATTCCACACTTATAGGTGGTGTAATATTATCTGGAGAATTATCGTAAATACCCCCAGTCATATGTTTGGGCATTATATGGTGTTTATGTGTCATAATTTAATTAAGGGAGAGGAAAAATCCTCTCCCTTTATTTATTAAAGTAAATCTGATTCCAAAGACATTGCTTGACCATCTGTAGTAGGACCATTTACGGAAACTGCTTCCCACCACTGATAGCGAAGTGTGACCTGGAATTTTTCAATTGTGTTATTTGTTCCCCAATCCAATTCCATAGCACCCACTTCTGTTGGGAAAGCGCCTGCCATTTTATATTGTTTAATTGAAGGAACATCTAATTTAGAATATTGTTGGACATATCCATCAACACAATACATTGATGGAGTTGCCGCCAAATTACTACGAATATTTCCAACATGTGAATTTAATGCACTTAACCAAAGTTCAAATGCGTCTCTAATTAAGAAATTTTCATCATTCATGATGGTTATTGTCCAAGGTTCAAATGTACGATCTCCTGGATAATAAGTTTTGCGGCCTTGATAGGGTAATTCAATTTCACCTAATGTATCAGCCGGTAATGCGCTAGATTCTGCCAACATGGATACTAATCCACTAGCAGCACCAACACCCTGAACGAGTGTTGGGAACGCGAATACGATTTGGAATAAGTTTGGTCTTGTACCTGAACCAGTTAAGGCAGCACGAAAACCTGTAATACTTCTCATGTTATTTAATCTCCTTAAAATCTTTTTCTTTAGTATTGACCAATATATTCAGTAAAGCTAACACCAGTTGGAATAGCAATAAATTTGAGTAGAATATTGCGAATACTTTTTGCAGGTTGTAGATAAATATCTGCTTCAAAACCATGTGCATCAATT